AGAGGTGCTACTGTAACTAATTCCAAACCAACGATCATCAGGGAACTTCGCGTTCCACAAAGTAAATTCAACTACGATAAAATTGATGGACAAGGAGCATCTGGATATAATATAGATCTATCCAAGATGCAGATGGTTGCTATTCAGTATTCATGGTATGGTGCTGGATTTATTGACTTCATGCTGAGAGGTCCAGAAGGAAACTTTATTACTGTTCATAGAATATCAAACAGTAACTTCAACGCAGAAGCTTATATGAGATCTGGAAACCTGCCAGCAAGATATGAAGTTGTAAATTATTCAGCTTTAGATAAATTAGCATCAGCATCAGGAACTACTGGAGACATTACATTGGTAGATGCTTCCAGATTCCCAACAGCATCAGCAACATATCCAGAACATGTTATGGTTACTAGTAATCAGTCTGGAACTATTAGACACGAAGTTATTACTTATACTGGCAAATCTGGAAATGTATTGACTGGAACTACTAGAGCAGATTCTTATACACAATTCCTCGCTGGAGCATCTAGATCATTTGGTGGTGCTACATCTGCATCTAATCACCCAGCAGGTTCAAGTGCAATTCTATTGAATACAACATGTGCGCCTACAATTTCACACTGGGGTTCTGCTGTAATTATGGATGGAGAATTCCAAGAAGATAGTGGTTATCTGTTTAGTTTGTCAGTAACAAATGTAACTATTTCTGGTAATGGTATTCAAAATCTATTGTTGTTCCGTCCTGCTCCATCAGTTTCAGATACAATTCCTGGTCTTCTTGGAGAAAGAGAAATTATTAATAGATCACAGATCAAGCTACAAAGTTTAGAATTGAATAACAACTCAAACAGAAACCTTGAGATTGCCGCTATCTTGAATCCAAGTAACGTTGGAGCAGCAACTTGGCAGAATGCTAATACAACTACTGTTAGAACTGTAAATGCTTTCCAACCATCATTTGCACAATATGCTACTTCAGGTGGAACTCTTGCTGGAACAACAACAGCACCTGAAGATGGAGAGATTTTATTTAGATATCTTTCTGCTTCTGGAACTGCTACATATGATTTGACTGCTATCAAAGAAGTTCAAAACTCTATCATTGGTGGAGACACTACTTATCCAGATGGACCAGAAGTAATCATATTTACCATTGCTAATAACAATTCCCAGTCAGCAACTGTTGATCTCATTCTTCGTTGGACGGAGGCACAAGCATAATGGCACTAACTAGAGGACAGATATTAACAAATCCAGAAATTATAAGTGGAGTAGCAGCAGACGGAGCATCTCTAATTTTTTATGAAGGTTCTACAAACGGAACAAATACTGTTTCTTTAAAAGCACCAGATTCATTGGCAGCAAATTATACTCTGACTTTGCCAGCAGATGATGGTGCAGCAAATCAATACCTACAAACTAATGGAACTGGAGTTTTATCTTGGGTAGATCCACCAGGATCATCTGCTGCTGGATCTGATACTCAGATTCAATATAATAGTTCTGGATCTTTTGCTGGTGCTACTGGTCTCACAACAGATGGTTCAAATCTGTTGATTGATTCTCAGGGAGACTTGAGATTAGGTGATGGAACAAACTATCTTGCTTTTCAAGCTCCTGCTTCTATTGGAGCAATTCGAACCTATACATTACCAGCAACAATTGGTTCGTCTGGAGACATATTGCAGATTGCTTCTTCTCCAACACCAACAGCAACTGCCGCTACTTTAGTTTGGGCAAATGCTTCTGGAACAACTCAGTCTGCTGCTGGTGGATCTGGTGATATTCAATTCAGTGATGGTGCTGGAAACTTCACATCAGACACGGATATCAACTTTGATGCTACTAATACACGTTTGAGTGTTGGTGATAAAACTGATGCTGCTGGAAATCTCTTTGTTGAAGGCACTGTGTTTACCCCAGTTACTATTAAAATTACCGAATCAGGAGCAAACAGAGGTCCAATTACAAACTTAATAAGAGAATCAACTAGTCCAGCAGCAGATGATTTCTTGGCGTCAATTGATTTTCTCGGTGCTTATGATGCTGGCGCGCCAACAGGAGTGCAGCAGGGATATGGATACTCGACAATACTTTCTGTGATAGAAGATCCAAATGAAGATGGCACTACATCTGGATCTATTGGACCAACTTCAAGTTTTAGTGTTTATCTTTCTAACAAAGATGCAGGAAATGTTGGCATTGTTACAAGATCTTTTTATACTACAAGCAATGGATCTAGTGTAGTTGCAAACTGGCCAGTCGCTAGCGTTGATTATACTGGATTTACTATACAATGCACAAATGATTCTGGAGGTAGCACAAGCAACGTAAGTGTCGGAGCAAATTCAAGATTATTTAATTGTACATATCAGGGCACTAGTGTTTTTCAGGTTTCTCCCGATGGTGTTGCTATAGGTCAAGGAATATCATTACAAGATAACGACAGGACTAATACAGTTCTTATACAAGCACCAGCAAATGTAACTAATGATTATATTATCACTCTCCCTGCTGCAGGGGGTGCTGCAAATGACATTCTCCAGTTTGACGGATCTCAAAATGCTTCATTTGTTTCAAATACTAGAACTCTCAACTTTGTAATTGATGGTGGTGGTTCTGCAATTACTACTGGAAAGAAAGGAGTAATTGTTATTGATGGAGATTATACAGTAACTGGTTGGACGATTATTGCAGATCAATCTGGAAGTATTGTAGTTGATGTAAACCGTTCTACTTTCACAGGATTCCCAACAACATCTTCTATTGCTGGAACGGAACTTCCAACATTATCTTCAGCACAGAAAGCAGAAGATCTCACATTATCTTCATGGACGACTACACTATCCGCAAGAGATGTGATAGAATTTGAAGTTGACTCTGCTACAACTGTTACAAGAGTTACAGTCGCATTACGTTTAGTACCCAGTTAATAATCATGACATTTAGTAAAAAATTAGCACAAAGAAATAAAGACCACAGAAGTTCTCTAGATGCTAGTCAACTAGAGTCTATGAAAAAACTAGAAGAAAATAAAAATTTATTAGACGATGGCGAACCACAACAACCTACTGAATAATTATGGCAACTGAAACTTTATTACCTGATGCAGTAATAGGAACTCCTGTAGGATTCAACAACGATGCCGTAATTGCAAATTTGGATGAAGGTGTTGCTAGTGCTGATGGAACGTTTGCTACTGCTGATACTAGCGGAGCAACTCAATTAATTCTTTCTTTTCCATCACCAACAGATACTCTAACTACTGGAGCAAATTTACAAACGTTTAGGGCAGTTGTAAAGAAAAATTCTAATGGTGGTAATAATCCAACAGTTCAATTAGTTGTTTATGAGTCTGGAAGTTCAACTGGAACATCTAGTAATAATATTACCGTATCATCTACTACAGGTCAAACTATATCATTTACTTGGAATGCCAATGTTTTAGCAGCACTATCTGGAGCTAACGTTGAGGTTGGTATTATTCAGACTGGTGGTGCTAGTGGAAGACGAAGTAATAGAAGATATGTAGAAGTTGATACTGCCGAATGGATTGCTGACTATACGGTTGCTCCAGTTGGCGGAGGAGCATATTCCTTCTCTACCTTCTTTTGATAAATACTTAATAAAGTAGGTTGTAAGGATGGCTCAACCAGCATCTAGGGCAGAGTTTACTGATTACTGCCTAAGAAAATTAGGCGCACCAGTATTAGAAATCAACGTTGATGATGATCAAGTTGATGATCTGATTGATGATGCCATTCAGTTCTTCCAAGAGAACTGCTACAATGGCATGGAGAGAGCATACCTAAGACACAAAATCAATGCTGATGATCTAACAAGATTTGATGGTGAAGATACTACAGCATCTGGAACTACTAATTGGGAAGAGGCAACAAATTATATTCCTATTCCCAATCACGTTGTTGGCATTACAAGAGTATTCGGTCTAGTCAGCAACTCAATCCGTTCAAATCTTTTTGGTGTTGAGTATCAGTTGTTCCTAAACGACTTGTATGCGTTTGGATCACTTGACATCCTTAACTACTATATGAACAAGCAGTATCTAGAGACACTGGATATGGTCCTCAACAATGGATCATTCCAGCAGTTTAGATACACTATGCGCCGTGATCGTTTGTATCTTGATATCAATAAGTCATTCCTCAAAGAGGACACATGGCTCTTGATTGAAGCACATCGTCTCGTTGATCCCACAGACGCAACTGAAATGTATAATGATATGTTCTTGAAGAGATACGCTACTGCTCTAATCAAAAGACAGTGGGGTCAAAACATGATCAAGTTTAATAATGTACAACTTCCTGGTGGTATTACCATGAATGGAAGACAGTTGTATGAAGATGCTGTTGGAGAGATTATGCAAATAGAAAGTGAAGTCCTCAGCAAGTATGCTATTCCACCTATGGACATGATCGGATAAGATGCCTACCAGTCATTACTTTCCACTCTATCTAAAAAATGATAGTGGAGAACAAAACCTAGTTCAAGATTTAGTAGACGAGCAGATCAAGCTCTTCGGTAGTGATGTCTATTATATCTCTAGAAAGACAACTCAAGATGGAGTTCTTGGTGACATTATCTTCTCAGAGTTCAATGAGAAAATAGTTATAGAAGCGTTCTTACAAAACGTAGAAGGATTTGGAGATACTTCAGAATTTATCAGTAAGTTTGGTCTAAAGATTACTGATGAAATAAGGATTACTATTTCTGCAAGACGATGGGATGAAGAAGCACCTAGATTGAAAAATCTAGAAATTATGACAAGACCCAATGAAGGTGATCTAATATACTTCCCACTAACAGAAGATATATATGAAATAAAATTTGTAGAAAGAGAACAACCTTTCTATCAGTTAGGTAAAGTATATTTCTATACTCTAACTTGTGAAATCTATGATGTTGGTAGCGATGATTTCAATACTGGAATTCCAGAGATTGATGATGATGCACTAGAAACAGATTACTCTATTACTCTTGTATTGGATGAAGGTGGAACTGGCAACTACTATCAAAATGATATTATAGAATATCACACTGTTGGTGAGTTGTTAGGTAATACAACATATACTCCAACTGGTATAACTGCTAAGGTAGCAGACTGGGATGCACCAACTAGATCATTGAAACTAATCAATATTACTGGAGACTTTGCGGAAGGACAAGCTGTATTAAAACAAAGTGGATCTTCTTATACCAGTGATGGAGTATACATTATAGGAAATCAAAGTCCTACTGTCAATATTGATGACACCAATAGTCAATATGATGATAATAAATACATTGAAGTTGAAGCGGATGACATTCTCGACTTTACAGAGAGGAATCCATTTGGCGAATATGGAAACTTTACTGATGTCTTCTAATGTTAGGATCTCATTTTTACAACGAAACTATACGAAGAACTGTCATTGCTTTTGGAACTCTATTTAATAATGTAGAGATCAGAAGAAAAGATCCTTCGGATGATTCTATTATTGAGCAACAGAAAGTTCCTCTTGCTTATGGACCTAAGCAAAAGTTTTTAGTTCGATTGGAAGAGAACCCAGATCTTCGTAAAGTATCAATCACATTGCCACGTCTCTATTTTGAGATGACAGGTCTTGACTACGATTCTACCCGTAAGACATCACCAATTCAAAAATACAAAACGATCATTGATGATAATGGTACTGAGGTCAGAACTCAATATGTTCCTGTTCCTTATAATATAAATTTTGAACTAGGTGTAATTGCAAAGTCTCAGGATGATGCTTTACAAATTACAGAACAAATACTTCCATATTTTCAACCATCATTTTCATTGACATTGAATATGATTCCAGATATGGATGAGAAAAAAGATGTTGCTATAGTTCTCAATAGTATAAGTCATGAAGATAACTGGGATGATAGTTTTTTAGAACGTAGATACATTGTATATACTCTAAACTTTACTGCTAAAACTTATCTCTACGGTCCATACAACACTGCTTCTGTTATCAAGAAAGCAATCATTCACGAAACGCTTGGTGATAATAATGTCAATCGTAGAACTATTACAAGAACATACACGCCAAAAGCAACAACGGATATCAATGAAGATGGTAACATTGATGGTTTAGACGATCTTCTATTGACCGCTGATGATGACTTTGGATTTAATGAAGGAATTGAATTCTTATGAGCCTAGAAGAAAACATGGAGGAGATCCTCAATATCAGTGCTGAACCTGTGGTGGATAAACCACCAGTAAAGGTTGAGAAAACTGATGACGATCGCCAAAAAGATTATGAATATACCAGAGGCGAACTATACAGCCTCATAGATCAGGGTCAGGAGGCGGTCAGAGGCGCTTTAGAGGTCGCTCAGGAGTCAGGGCACCCGAGAGCGTATGAGGTCGCTGTAGCGGCAATGAAGCACGTTGCAGACATGACTGAGAAACTACAGGATCTCCATAAGAAGATGAAGGATCTTGACGA